GTCTGATTTTTTGTTTACTAATGTCTTAAGAAGATTGTTCTTATAGTAAGTAAATTCCTCCCTTGAGCCATCCTGATATTGAACTGCTTTCTTGTTTCCATTATCAAAATACTCATAGGTTGTCGTTCTTCCCTCTGCTGTAGCTTGTCACGCAAAACGCAAAATTTTGACACGCAAAATACAAAAAGAAAGGGCATTTAGAGAAAATTTAATCTCCAAATGCCCTTTCTTTTTAAAATCTTTATTCTTTTTAATATATGTTAAAAGCCTATTTAATGCTTATTAAAAACAGCTTTAATTTTCTTTTTTATTTTTTCTTTTTGGTTTTTTAACTAAATTCTTACCTGTTTTAGGTATCTTATTTGGTATGTATTCCATCAATTCTGTTAAATCGCAGCCTAAAACCTCACAAATTAAATCAAGATGCTCTAAATTAACTCTTTCAGCCATCTCATGATATATATCATTAATTGTTGTTGGTCTAATACCAGTCTTTCTCGCTAGGTCTGCCTGAGTCATTCTTCTTTCTCCTAATAGCCTGGACAAATATATCTTAATCATAAAAACACCCCACTTTTTGGGATATTCTAACATTATAGATATGTATTTTTCTTTGATTTGTTGATTTTATCACGTATTACGTTATTTTAATTTTAAAAAAATATATTTAGAAGTTTTTTATTATTAATTCTTTATAGTTTTTATCTTTATCAGCATATCTTTCTACCAAGGAATTTCTTCTATCTATCTCTGTTATATTAAATTCCTTGTACAGTTCTCTTATATATTCATCATCATTATATGATAGTATAAACCTGCCTTTAATGGCTTTTAAACACTCTTTTAAACGCTCATGGTCTTTTTCATTAAAACCTGTATTATAATATTTTTCAGTACCATGATAAGGTGGGTCAAGATAGAATAAAGCCTTTGGTCTATCATATACTTTTATTAAATTCTCAAAATCTTTGTTCTCTATTACCACATTATTTAAACGCTCTTTAATATCTTTTAAATACTCAATAGAATTCGTTAAATTCTTTTTAATGCATCCAAATGTCCTTTTATCAGCTCCATAAGAAGTCTTAATAAGCATAAAATATCGTGCTGCTCTTTGTATATCAGTAAGTCCTCTAGTGCCTAACTGCTGCTTATAATCCTCAAAGAACTCTCTTGCATTAAGTGTATTATCAAGCTCTTTCTGAACCTCTCCAGCATGGTATTTTACGCACCTAAATAGATTTACAAGCTCTCCCTCTGCATCATTATAAACTTCAAGGTCAGCGTGTTTATCCTTAGCAAATAACACCCATCCAGCTCCTCCAAACACCTCAATATACCTATCAAAGTCCTCTGGAAACATACTAACTATTGTCTTTCTTAATAATCTTTTACCGCCTATCCATGGAATAAAACTATTCATTTATAAATCCTCCTCATAAAATATATTTAAAGGGTAGTCCACATTTGAACCACCCTTATGTTTTATTAAATACTATTATTTAGCTTACCATCATCAATATAATCTTTGGCGAGCTTGTACAGTTTACGTACCAGTGGTCTTAAAGCCTCTTTAGTGACAAATGGTATTTTAAGCTTCTTTAATACAATATAGAGCTGATCCACTGTCCAATCCTCCTGCTCTTGTCCTGAATTAAGGACACCATCTTTTGCTTTGCTCTTTGCCAATAACATTAGGGAATAAGCCTTAGCATTAACCCACTGCTTCCCATGTGTTACAAGGAAAATAACAAAGGAGATAATATAAATAATTATATATCTCCACTCCCACAGAAAATTTATTAAGTTTTCCATCACTTTTACCTCCATTAAAATTTCATTAAATTACATTAAAATCAGGTCTTTTATATAAACCCAACTCATGATTTCCTTTAATAAAGCCTTATTATCACTGAGCTGCATTACTGTATAGGTATTATTCTTAACCCATCCTGGTATTGCTTGTCCAGTAGCGTAGTTGCTTCCTGTTACCTTCACCTTAGAACCTACTTCTATGGTTACTTTAGGTGCAGCTGAAGCAGATACCAAAGCAAGATCATTGATATATACCCAGCTAACTATTTCCTTTAATAATGCCTTATTTCCACTTACCTGTTGTACTGTATAGGTCTCATTTTTTACCCATCCTGGTACGTCCTGACCTGTAGCATATTTATTGCCTACAACCCTTACCTTTGCTCCCTCTCCTATGATATTATTGGATATTTGTTCAGGATAAACCTGTTGTCCATTCTTATCAAAAACTTTATACCCTGCATTATCATCAGCACATTTTTTAGCATTATTTAAATCACTAAATGCACCCTTCTGCGAGCCTGCATCACTCCATGATAACCTTACTCTGTAAAGATTACCTGCTGAAGTATTTACTGGATTGCTTGCACCATTAAGCTTGTTTAATTCCTCCTGAACCATAGTTTTAAACTTATCCATATCAGTTCTGTGAGGGCAATTTTTAGCACTAAAATCTCTGTGTGCCTTAACTCTTTCTACTCCCCAACCATATCCTTTTAATATTGCTGCTACCTCTCTTGCAGCTCTTTGCTCTGCTTGGACAAATCTTTCTCCTACAGATTTACTGTAGCAGATTTCAACAGCAATATATCTCCTATTGCCTGTACCTCTTCCCCCATCTCCAGCGTGCCATGCATTTCTATTGAAAGGAATAGCCTGAATAGCTTCCTTATCATCTACAGCAATATGAAAGGATACCTGGTTATCATTTGACTTCATATAGGCAATTTCATTCTTTGCTGAAGCATCATTTGCTGTATTATGAATACACACTCCTTCTGGTTCCATTTGATATGGGCATTTAATCCCATACCTTTCTGTTGATAATAATGATTGTACTAGAGACATATAATCTCCTCCTTTTAATAATTTTTTGTAATAAAATAAGACCTGCCTATGGCAAGTCTTGATTTTCTAAATTAGTATCATATTCTCTTTTTAATACAAGCCCCTCAAAAAGCTTGTTTTTCAAGCTATAACTATTACAATATTTCATCATGCCCATATAACTATTAACTGTTGCTTGGACATCACTTAATTCAACTTTCCCCTTAAAATATTGTTTTTTAAGGCTATTTAACCGCCTTCTCATTTTCAAAGCTGTACTCTTTCTTAACTTAATATGAGTTGCCCATAGCTTATATCCTACAAACTCAATACCAAGAGTTATAGGTCTAATAGCTGTTTTATTATTAAGGTTAAGTTTTAATTTTTCATTCAAGAAAGTATCTATTAAAGTCTTATATTCATGCAAAAGCTTTTTATCATCAGCCAATAAAATCATATCATCCATATATCTTATATAATGATGAACCTTTAATTCTCTTTTTATATACTGGTCTAGTTCATTTAGGTATATATTAGCAAACATCTGGCTTGTAAGATTTCCAATAGGCATACCACATTGAGCTACTCTTTTATCTTGCTCAGCAGGGTCTATTGTTCCAAGTTCCAAACCAAAGGAAGTTTCACTAAATATAATGTTCTCAAGTAATCTCATTAGCTGCTTATCTTTAATTTTCTTTTGAAGCATTTTAACTAGAACTTCATGATCAATTCTATAAAAATATTTAGATATATCAAGCTTTAAATAGTACCATTTGCCTGGCTTTCTATTGACTTTCTTAAGCCAATAATGAAGCCTCTGCACCGCCTGATGAGTGCCTCTTCCTTCAATACAAGCATAACTATCAGTTATATATCCCTTTGAAAACATAGGATTTATAACCTGGTATATAGCCCACTGAATTACTCTATCCTTAAATGGTAGTGCCATTATAAGCCTCTTCTTAGGCTCATAAATATAAAATTCTCTATATTGCCCTACTTTATAAGTATGGCTTACTAAGTCCTTTTGAATATCAAATAAATACTCTTCAAGGTTATTTGTAAAACCTAAAACTTCATCTCTAAATCTTTTATTTTTTCTTGCATTTAAATAAGCTTTGTATAGATTTTCAAAGGAACATATTTCATTATAAACATTTTTAATTTTCATTATTTCCTCCATAATGAAAAAGTTGTGCGTTGCGGATTTTATCTATAAAAAGATTACTTTCAGCATTCACAACAAATATATTTTTTGCCTTATGGCATGGAAATAAGCCCCTTTATCCTCTCTGTACTGGATACATACCCTTGAGTATATACCATCTGACCACGAGAGTAGAGCGGAGCGGAACCCCACATTAATGTCGCTGATACCACGAACATTGTTCAAATTGAGGGCGAAAACACCAGCACCAGAACCATGCCAATAGGCACCACCACGAAACGGCAGACGCTCGTGGCTTATTCCCAATATAAAATTATCATCCATATTAAGGTTATGTGTTGCAGATTTCACTAATAAATATTACTTTCAGCATCCATAACAAATATATTTTTTGCCTTATGGCATGGAAACAAGCCCCTTTATCCTCTCTGTACTGGATACATACCCTTGAGTATATACCATCTGACCACGAGAGTAGAGCGGAGCGGAACCCCACATTAATGTCGCTGATACCACGAACATTGTTCAAATTGAGGGCGAAAACACCAGCACCAGAACCATGCCAATAGGCACCACCACGAAACGGCAGACGCTTATGGCTTATTCCCAATATAAAATTATTACTCACATTAAGTTATGCGTTGCAGATTTTACCTTTGAAAGATTACTCTCGGCATTCATAACAAGTATATTTTTTGCATTATAGCATGGAAGTAAGCCCCTTTATCCTCTCTGTACTGGATATACACCCTTGAGTATATATCATCTGACCACGAGAGTAGAGCGGAGCGGAACCCCACATTACTGTTGCTGTTAGTACGATACTCATTCAAATTGAGGGCGAAAACACCAGCACCAGTAGTATTACCATAATTACCACCACGCAACGGCAGACGCTCATGCTTACTCCCAATATAAATTTATTTCTTTTTTGTTTCCTGAGTAGCATTAACTGCTTTAATCCATCCACCAAGCATTTTACCAATTTCAACTACCATTCCAGACCATACTTCATACTTCTTAAATGGTAAAAATCCAAGTTCCTGAGATATCCTTAAATAAGCTCTAAGCTTCATTAACTCAACATCTAATTCTTGAAGAGTAGTCTTTTTATAATACTTTTTGTTAGCTTCAATAACTCTTTCAAGTATTAAATGCATACAATGTTTCATGTCCACTGCAAGAGCAAATTTTTCTGACTTTGGGAACTGTGCAAGAGCTTGATATCCGTATTTGATCATGTCATATACTTTCTGTAAAATTTTTAAATCTTCTATAACCATCACTCCCATTTATAGCCTAAAAAATTATAGCATTTTACGTGATGATATTTGTTATTTTGTTATAAAATCACCTATTTAGTTCTTCCATGATTTAATCCTAACTCATACATACGTTTCTCTCTATAATCTACTACTGTACCGCAATTTGAGCATTGCCATTTTTCAGAAATTGTTTTTCCTTGCTTCAATGATATATCAAAATTATGAAGTTCACATTTGTCTCCAATTTCTCTATTTTGGACAATTGCTTCATATAATTCTAGTCCATTTAATTTTAAGTTTCCTCTTAAAACTTCTGCATATTTATTTATATTCACAATATCAACTCCCTGTAAAAGTTCAAGTTAGAGCCGATTATCATCGGCTTGAACAGAACACAGTGCACCAGATTACAGATTGACAAAAGCGGAGCGGAACCCCACATTGTCACTACTAGAACCACGAGTATTAGACAAAAAGAGGGCGAAAACACCAGCACCAGTAGTAGAACCATAAGCACCACCACGAAACGGCAGACGCTCACCTATATTTCTCATATAAAGTCCATCTCCTCCACATGATGCATCTATCGGATATATACCTAAAGATTTTAGTATCATAGGAACTGTTAATCCTGCTTTTGTGGTTAATGTTTCAAAGGTTTTATATCCATAAGGAGTTTCATCAGCTTGTGCATTTACAATAGTATCGCTTAGTTGAAAACTTCCAGTTCCACCTGTTAGAGTAGCAGTCGTATAATCAAATTTTAAAGTTCCAGCAGTACCAGGAGCCACTAAAGTTCCATCAGGCATAATAGCATTCCAAAGAGTACTTGTGTCAGATTGGCTAATATCCTTTGAAGCATTGTTATCAGCAATTATTTGAATTTCTCCATTCTTTAATCTTAAACCGCCTGTCCATTCCCACACATTACCGTTTAAATCAAATATCCCTGCATTAGTTCCATCATGTGCCCAACTTACTGCACCGCTGCCAGTAGCAACCCTCAATGTTTTCCCACTACCATCCTTATAAGTAGGCACACCTTTTTCTAAAGGTGCTGAAGCATCTTGTCCATAGTTGTTATTTCCTCTTGGCATAGTATTGTTTTTCTTACACCATAAAGCCAAGGCTGCCCATTCAGCATTGGTCATTAAGTGCCATCCCTTGCCCTTATTTTTGCAATATTGCACAGCTTGGTCAAAGTTTACATAGGTTCTAGGGTCTTTCATTGGCAAACTATAAGCTCTATCAAATTCTACTATGTTTTGATACTTGGATATATAAATAACATCCTTCTCTTGTCCATCAACTATGAAGGCAGGATGAGTTGTTTGTGGTGCTCCATCTATAACATCACTAAGCTTAAACTTAGGTATTGGAACTACTATGCTTGGATACCCTAAATCGTCAAATATTACTGTATTCTTCCCACCACTTGCAGCTTCTACTGCTAACTTAAATTCATCATAATTTTTCATTGATTATCCCTCCATGCTCCATAATGTTAATGTGACCTTGTTCATATCAAAGGGCACTGGTACTTTTTCTATCTTAGGATTTCCCTCTTCATCTGTACCATTTTCCTGATAGGTGTATTGCCTAGCTGGAATATCTATTTGTGCTACATATCTTTCACTTAATCCCATAGTAAGCATTCCAAACTGATTTAAGCAAATATCTATATGCATATCAAAGTCCCTCTCATATTTACTTAAATCAAGAGTCATTTCATCATTTAAAGTCAGCTTTGTTAACCTTGTGGAATAATCTATTTTTTGCCCTTCATTCTTTTCAAGAACTATCATTGATACATACCTCCTTGAACCATATATTTAATAGTTACTTCTTTTGCATTACCTGTAAATCGCAGTTTAAATCCATTAAGCTGCTTATCATATACTTCAACATCATCTACAGAGCCATTAGCACTAACAACTTCAGTATCCACCCTATAATTTAAGGTATCTCTTGATTTTGCAAGGGATATAGTCACTGCAGAGTCATTAAACGGATATTCCTTGCTATTAGTTATTAATTTTTGTCCAGTTTCACCTTGTAAATCTGCCATAACCCTTCTATGCTGCAACACCTCTTGGAGCAGCATAGAATTTAGTATATTATTTTCAAATATGCCGTCTTCCATATTGTTAAAATTGGTTGCAGACATTGGTGTACCTTGCTGAATGACTTGTCCCTCAACTGGAGTATGAGTAACTGTCCCATCAGCATTTTGCACTTCTCTGTAGGTATCAGGTTTTTCTACAACATGATCCAGCCATACTGTCTTTTTATACAATTTCCATCACCCCTATCTTTCTTCAAATTCAAATGTAAATCTATACAAAATACCTTCCTGTACAGCCTTCTTAGAAATATTCTCAGTCTTTGTTAACCAGAGCTTACTATCTATGTCATAAAGCTGTATTTCACTTATGGTAATATCACCAGGTATCTTGTCATCAATTAATACATAAACCGCTAGTCTACCATCAGAAAGCACTTCTTTTTTATGAATATCTACTTGATAATAGGTGCTGCCAACTTTAAATTTTGCAAAAGCAATATTATTTTGTGTGTATTTCTTAAAACCATCTATTGCATTTGATGTAAGCACTTTAACTCCCTCCTATCCCCTTGTATTACTTGTTCCACATTTTCTATATACAATTTTAAAGCTTTCAGCCTCAATCTCAGGAGCATAATCACCTTGAATTAAAGCTCCTTCTGTATTTTCATAAGGTTCAGTTCCAACATTGTCATATTTAAATGTGTACCCATAACCATTCGGCTCTAAATTAATATTTAACGGTTCTAAAACTCCTCCTACATTGGTATAAGGCTTAGTACCTGTCATTTCATACTTAAAAGAAAAAGCCTTCTCTTCAGTATTAAGATCAAGCTCTAAATCTTTATTTAAACCTATATAAGCAATATCAGGAAGTGTTCCAACCTTATCATTACCTGTTAATTTATATGGATATTTATATTTTTCTGTAGCAACTTTTACTGCTGCTTTAACCTGTGTTTCTACAATGACATCAAATAGCATATTTGCAGGCTTTAGTTTGTGAACCTGAGTAAATATTAAAGGGAAGTTAATGAAAACATCAGAGTTTATAATTATAATTTCAAACCTGAATTCATCATGCTTTACATTTATATCACATTTACACAAGGTTATATTTTCTATTATGGTTTGAAGCCTTTTGCCAGTAATAGGTGCTCTCATATTGAAATATGCAATTACCTGCTGCCTTCTTAGTTCCAAGCTTGCACTAGTACTTTGAATATTAAATAGTTTCTCCCATCTCATTATGGTACTTAAATCAGCCTCTTCTATGAAGCGATTTCTATATATTTGAACAACTCCATCCTGTACAAGGCTTATCTGTCCACCTGTAGTTTCACCTAGTGCAATATACTCTTTAAAATCCCTTAAATGCGGTGGTAAATAATCAAGATAATCAAACATTATGATACCTCCACTATTTCAACATTCCCAAGGGCAGGTACCTGATAGTTATCCCATTCATTCTTTAGAGTTATATTGCCTGATACTCCATTCAATAGAGTCTGAGTAACATCTGCAATTCCTTCTACATCAAGCATAATAGACTCTATCCTTGAAACCCTTACAACATTCTCCTTGAAAGATATAGATGACAAATAATTCTCCACAGCTTGTCTTATATTATTTCTTACCCCTTCTAAGGTGTAGCCTTGCTTAAGTGCTATATTGGTTGAAATATTTATAGTAAACTCTGTTACTGTTGAAATAGTAACGTCATGACCTATAGGAGCTAGTCCAACACCTTGACTTTTACCCTTTGGTTGAATTATCTCTTGAACATTGTTTACTAAAGTTTGACTGGCTGGTTTAAACTGTGGATCAACTATTACACACTGAACTTTTCCGCCTTGACCGTTAGGTGTAGGGAAAACTTTTACTCCTCCTATACCTGGTATCTTAAGGATTTCTATCTCATATTGAGCGATATTCCCTCCAAAAGGCTGACTATTTACTGTCTTATAAAATCTTACTCTAAGATCTTCATCACTTTCTTCGTCCTCACCTGCAATAAGCACATCCATCAGTGTAGCCGTTCCTAGTCCGCTTATATTATTTATAGGAAGTATAGCACCAAAATAAGTATTGCCAACCTTACCAGCCTCTTCACATTCTAATTCATATATGCCTGGTTCAATATATTTAACAACCTTATAAGTCAGATTTTCAGCTCCAAAGCGACTATCCAAAGGTATGTCCATATTATTCCCTTGGCTATCTGTAAACTTACCTTTTCTTACAGCCTTTGTTGCTGGGTATCTATTAACACCACTAGTTGCACATACACGAGTTAAATCATCACCTCTTGATGTATCTGGCATTGTGGTGTCCATGATATTATCTGCATAAAAATATAACTCTGCTATTTGGGCTGCTATAGGTGCAAGAGCACAGTATATAATCCCTCCTTCTCTTTTATCAAACTCATCAGGAACCATATCAAGCATTTCTTGCAGAATTTCATCAAAGTCCTTCATACTGTACCCACCCCCATAGTTAATTGCTCGCTTCCAAATATGGTATCTATAACAAAACTTATTACCCCATTCTCAAAGGCAAAATCTCTAACCTCTGTAATCCTGGTATCTACGCTTAAAGCTTCTTTGATCATTCTCTTGGCTTCAGAGAAGACATAAGCCTCATCCTTGCCTATAAGGGTATGAAGCTCGCTTCCGTATTGCCACGAAAAGATTATATGCTCATATCTCTGTGTTTGAATTGCACAATATGCAGCTTGCACCACTGCATTTTTGCCATCTATATGAGATATAATTCTTTTACTCTTATGATCTAAAAACCAAGTCTTAGAAGGAGGCTCCTGATATTCAAAATCTACAATATCATTTTGTGGTATCATAACCCATCTACCTCCCTTACTGATTTGTAAGGCTGTATCCTATCTAAAACAATATATTTAGTTCCATCAACAGTACGAGGTCTGCAAAGAAGCAAAACTCCATCTCCGACCTGCAGTGCTTCTCTTAATACAACGCCATCGTTAAGTGCCCCTTCAGAGTAGTTATGCTTATGCCTTAAATTTATGACTAAACCAATGCAGTTGTCTGTTATATAAAGATTTTCTTCAGGTATTTCAAGACGTGCTCCAGCTTTTATTTTAAGTGGAGAAATAGAGGATACAACACCTGTCATAAAGCCGCCACGTCCTGTATTATTCAAGAAGTTAGTTATTATTTTTTTAACCTGTTCTACTGTTGTAAACACTTATTAAATCCCCCTTTAAACCACTTTAAATTCAGCTTTAACGGTATGTCCTGCATTTTCAAAAATATGTTTTGCTGATATGCAAAGTAAAAACTTTTTTATACCTGTATCAGGAATATCAACATAAATTACATTGCCTGACCTTATGCTCTTCTCTCCAATAACATCAACGGATAGCTTTTGTTCAACCCTATTCTTTAGCTTCAGCATTCCATCCGCCTTTTGCTTTATCCGCTCAGGGTTCATATCGTCATCTACTTTTTCATAAAACTGTAATAAGCCCCACTTTTGAATAGTGGAGCTGTCCTTAGTGATATATACTTCTCTTTGACCAGTGGTTTTATTATCTCTTACAAGCTTTATTTGATTAAAGGTATCATTATCAATAGACCTTTCATAATTATATCCATAGAGTAAACTCTCTGTATCAATACAAAGGTCTGTAATTGTTGTAGCAATATTCTTTAACTCTATAAACCCATTATTATCTTTTATAAAAAATAACTGTTTGGTGTTAGTAAGAGTAAGATTTAAACAATCAGCAATAATATCTAGCAAATCTTTATTATCAAACACCTGACTTCCAAGTCTATAACTAGTATCTTGAATTTCTCCAACAGTTCTTTTGTAATCACTGCATATCCTTCGTACAACTTCACTGGCAGTCATATTGCTAAACACATAAGTTTCATTAGTCTTCAAATATCTCAGCTGATCATAGGCTGTTATTTTAACCTCAGCCTCATGAGTTTTTCCAACCTTGAAAACAAATCCTGAGAAGTAGGTTATGCCATCATATTTGATTCTAACGGCATCCCCTTCCATAGGGATAATATCAGTCTTTACGACAGCAAAGTTTACAACTCCAGATTTATTTATATTGTCATCAAATGAAACTGCAGTTACAACCTCTGTTATGTCATAAGCCTTATCATTTGCCTTTTGAAGCAAAACTTCTAAACTCAAACTATCGCCCCCTTATGGTATAACAAAGACTTGATTAGGATAAATCAAATTAGCATTTTTGATTTTATCTCTGTTCGCATCAAATATTTTTGTGTATTGGCTGCCGTTACCATAATACTTTTTAGCAATCCCCCATAATGTATCTCCTCTTACAACCGTATGAGTTCTTGGTTTTGGTGGGTCTGCTGGTCTTTGTGGTACTGGCTGAGCTACTGGCTTCGGTTGCTGCACCTTTGGCTTTTGAATTATTACCCTCTTAGTTTTATACTCTCTATATTCTTTTAATGACAAGGTGTAATAATACTCTCCCTCTTCCCCAAACTTTTGACTATGCTTAAAATTTGTAATACTGCAGAGCATATTAATATCAGTTTTATCCCCTGTAACTACAAACCTCACAGGCTTTTTTTCATTCAAAAGCTTGTACATCATATTCACATAATCAATAGCCAGCTTTGGTCTTTCTACTACCCTGAAGGAATACTCCTTGTCCGTAAATAAGCTTTTTATTTCAACCTCAATAAGCTTTCTATTGCCTATCTGGGTTACATCTCCAATTGCAACTATCTCATAATCTTTACTATTTACCGAGGCTGAAAAGGTCAAATCTTCAAAAGGATTTACAGGAAGCTGCTCACCATTAATAAAAGTCTTTATCATGCTATAACAACCTCCTCAATTCCTGAAAGACCAACTTCAATATCTGTTTCAGTTTCCTCATACAGATTACGCTTAATGGTCTCCCAATCTTCACCCTTCTTAATATCATTTTTAATATTAACTCCGCCCTGGTAGTTAAGATAATAAATATTAGTGTCCTTGTTAGATGCAGCCATTAAAAGTTCTTTATCTTGCTTTGAAAGCTTAGCTTCAGTATCTTCATATACCACAGTAGCATAGGCATCAATTGCCTCAAACTGCTTTAATGCCTCAACCTCTGCTATATCTCTAAGATACTGAAGGCTTTGATTAGAGAGGTCAACCTCTTGTCCAATCTTACCAGTATTATCTTTTATCTTATCTGCATCATTTGCAATTCCTGATATGTCCTTTGGATCATAAGGTTTCATCCTTAAAGCTTCATCCTTGGCTTTGTTTCCAAGCAAATCATCAATATTAGGTATGCTGAATTTATCATCTATTTTATCACCAAAGTTATATCCAGCTTTGTAAGCGTCACCGTATTCAATACGCTTTAATCCAAGGCTTTCAACACTCAAGTCAAGCTCATCCATTACATTTTGGTAGTTCTCATTCGGTGCATACTCTTTTACAGCTGAGTCTGCTAAATCCTTTAAGCCTGATCGCCACCCTGCAACGGTATCAGCCATATTTGAACCAAATATAAAGTCCATTGCTGAAGCTATCTTTTGAAGCGTAGCAAGCACACCATCAGCCATACCTTGGAATAAATAAATGATTGAGGATACTGGATTTGTAAACACATTCCCAATAAAATTTGCTATTTTTATAAAAGGATTAACAAAACCATTAATTACTCCTAGCACTAGCTCAAATACTCCAAGGAATAAATCCCAAAGGAAAGCTCCAAGAGTAGCAAAAACTCCTGTTATAATTCCAGTAGCTGATATGCTCGACCCTGTAACCTTATTAATTGCTGCCACCACTAAATAAAACACAGTAATTAAAGCTATTACTGCAATTATGATCCATGTAATAGGTGATGCTAACATAGCACTATTTAATGCCCATTGTGCCACCGTTAAACCATTAGTTGCAGCTGTTTCCGCTATAGTTGACCCTGTTTTCACAGCCATTGCAATAGCTTGTGCTGTCTGTATTCCTGTATTTATACCCTGAATAATACTATTTGTTATTATGGCAGCATTATAAGCAAGGACAGCTGCTACAATACCCCAAAAGATAGGAGCTATAAGTGACCAGTTATTTGAGAAAAAATTATATATATCTGTTGCCACTCCAAGAAGAAAAATCAAACCATCTATAACAAAGCCTATTCCTATTCCTAAGCCGTTTACAAAGGCTTGACCATCTACGGTATTAAGCCAAGCTATAAGCTCCTGTACCTTTAAAATAACAGTATTTAAAGCTGCACCTGGCTGAGATAAGTCATCCATAAGCTCACTTGCTTGGTTTCCTATGATTGTCATACCTTGTGCAAAGGTCATAGGCATTTTATTAAATTCAGTATCTATGGCTTTACTTTGGTTCATGATTGCTGTGACAACAGCATCTGCAGTAAGCTTTCCCTCTTCAGCCATAGCCCTTAGTTCTCCCTTGGAAACTCCAAACTCTTTAGCCATCATTTCAGCGAGTACAGAGGCATTTTCCATTACAGAGTTAAATTCATCTCCTCTTAATACTCCTGAAGCAAGACCTTGAGATAACTGCCTTATTGAGAACTTTGCTTCATCTGCACTTGCACCTGAAACTACAAAACCTTTATTTAAAGTTTCAGCAAATTGTAAAGCTAAATCATTGTTGCCTTTAAAGAAGTCCTGTCTTCCCATTGTAGCAATTAAAGTGGCTGTATCTGCATAACTTGAGCGAGTATCATTTGCAACCTTTAGCACCTGAGCTTCCAGCTGCTCTTGAGTCCTAAGTCCATCATTTATTAAATTAAGTCTGGCATCTGCATTGGTTCTTTCATCTGCTTTGCTCATCAGGCTTTCAATAGTGTTCCATGTTCTTTGCATTAATTCAAGCCCTTGATTAGCAACGATTATGGCTTTGCTTAAACCGCCAAAACCACCTGACATTCTTTTAGGCTTGTCTTCATCAATATCATCAAGTCTTTTTTTAGTTTTCTTTAGTGCATCATTTGAAGAATTAACACTATCCTCTAGCTTTTCAAAATCATCACCAAGGTTTTGAGGCTCGTCTCCATCAATTTTATCAAGCTCCCTGTTCATTTTATCCAAGGCATCATTTGAAGAATTTATACTGCCCTCAAGCTCTTCAATACCACTTGTAAGGTTATGAGGTTCATTATCCTCAATCCTATTTAAATCAAGGCTCATCTCCTCTAAAGCTTGGCTTGAATCAGCAACACTATCTTTTAATTCTTCAAAGTTATTTGCGAGATTTTGAGGTTCACTGCCTCCCATTCTATCAAGAATTCTATTAAGGACTTGGTTTATTTTATCCAGTGACATATTTGAGGTATTAATACTAGACCTTAACACCTCAAAGCCATTGGAAAGGTTCTGAGGTGCTTCAACTCCTATGCCTTGAAGGTCACGAGTGATTTCACTTAATGCTGCATCTGCACTGTTGATACTGCTTCTTGCTAAATCAAAGGCACTGCTCAAATCAGAGTTCATACCTTCGCTATTAGCCATTTCTAAAGCATCAATCATCCTATCAATAGCATCAATACTTTTTTCAATAGGGCTTGTAAACCTATCTATAAGCTTCAGTGTACTTGATATAGCTGACACACCTCTTCACCTCCTCTTTCTTCTATTTCTTGCCCTAGCCTGTTGTATCTTTTCCTGCCTTATCTTTTCATCAATATAGGCAAAAATAACCGCTTTTTCTTTCAGCGGTAGATCAATCCATTCATGAGGAAAGCGACCCTTATCGTCAAAGATATAAAATCCATAGACGGTTTCGGCATCACCTTCCTTTAGGAGTTTTTTGCTTCTTCCTTGTACTCCTCAAAACGGTCTGCATCATATCCGTTCATCTCTTGGACAACTTCAAGCAGATAACCAAACTCTCCTGGTAGGAGCATTTCTGCTAAAAGCTCTGCATCTCCTACAACCCCATAACTTTTCTGAAGCTCTGCATCCTTTAAATCAGGATAAACTACAGCTGCAGCACATAGCCTCTGCAGATAAAGATTTCTGTTGAAATTAGTGGTTTGTCTACCCTTAAAGGTAGAAGTAGTAGTACATGAATTTCTTATTTTGCTGTTGATATCTTCTGAAACAGCCTTTATTTCCCACTCTATAGGCTTTCCGTTCTCAACGAACCTCTTACTTATAGCAACCTTCTTATTTTCTGGTGTAACTGAATTTTGCTTTAAAAATGCACTTAATGACATTTGTTATTCCTCCTATTATTTAAATTTTTCAAGTATTTCTACACCCTCAAAGGTGAATGGTAGTTCCTGCTCTAATATTCCATCATCACTATCAAGGCTTGCAATTAAGATTTCATCAAAATTACAATGAGTCAAGACCTTTGTTTCTCTTCCATAAGTTGTAGATGGATCTTCATTAGTTACCTGAAGATTAAAATAAACATCAATGCCCTCATTTATATATTTCAGGAATGTCTCTTTAAACATACTTGTAATTTCAGCAATGGTAAGAGTTCCTTCTCCTTGTATAGAAGTAGTTTTATGTCCAACCATTCGGCTTCCTAAAGTTCTTACTTCCTCTTTATTCTTGGTAAGAGTAGCCTCTATTTTCTTTGCATAAAATAACTCATGGTTTTGTCCATTCATTGTAATAAATGCTTTACCAGTTTTACTGGATATTGAGTCTGAACCATAAAATTCAGCCATTTAAATCCCTCCTATCCTTCAACTACAATAGTGTTATAGATTACGTCCATTGTATCTACTGGACGAACCACATAATCAACCACTATTGAGTCAATTAATGTTCCTTGATTTACGGTTATATCTTCTGGAACAACATCTCTTATTACCCCTTGAGCCTGTAAGGTTCTAAAATATGTCAATATCTCAGCTTTGAATAAATCTCTACCTTCCTTGTTATTTTGAGTTTTACCTATAAAGCTCAATGTACCTCTTGTGAAGATTTCAGTTCCAATGCTGTCCAAAATTCTTATAATCTTGTTTTTACTGAAAGAGTAAGGTTTCTTATCAGTAAAGGTAACAAGAGAATTTATGTCCTTCTGAATTACTACTTTATTACTTCCTACTGATGTAGGTATAAATACCATTTGACCAGTCTTTGCTAATTGCTCCTGTTGCGATAGTGTATATCTCTCATCAACATCAACAGCACCTTTATATGGTGCATTTGTTAAGCTTTCAGTAAGCGGTGTTGCAGCTGTAGCTCCTGCTATATATGCAGTAGCTTTGACCTTGTCTACATGAACTCCACCTTCTAGATAAACTCCATTCTTTACAGATATTACTCCTTCAAAGTCACCTGCCGAGGTATCAGGCACAACAACTTGTATATATCTGCCTTCATCATTTCTTAACCTGTTAGCAAAAGCTATAAATAAATTCTTAATATCAACGGCATCTGTAGTACAAGCAACTGCATTAAATTCTTGGGTTTCCATAGCACTTAAAAAGCTTACATAGTTGCTGTTTGTAACAATACCATCAGCTCCATTAATGAGTGCTACACCCGCATTGATAACCAATGATCCATCTCCTGAACTTGTAAAGTCAATCCAATCATTGCCCTTAAGTTCACTCGAATTGCTTACCTTTTGTCTTTCTAGTTCTTCAGTATCAAGCCATGTAACCACATAAAACTTGCCTGTTTCTCCTAGTACATTTTCAATAGAAACCTTTAATCTATTACCAAAGGTTCCAGTATATTTTGCAGTACATTTTAAATTACCAAGCTGAGCAGTTGCCTTTGTACCACTATTAAGCCTGTACAAAAGCACTTTTGAAGCATTCTTCATTGTTTCCTGTAGTGTTAGTGCATAATCACCATAATCAGCTATATATGAAGCTGCATCCTCTGGGTATACTTCTATAAGTTCACCTGCAGGCAGCCATGGAAGAGTTATTGGTAGTCCAACAATTCCTCTTGTGCCTCCTGAAGATGGCTTTGCTCCTTTTCCTTTAAAGTTTGTATAAACTCCAGGCAGTATTTTGTTTTGTGCTGTCCAATTTCCACCAGCCATACTACTTCACCTCCATCTTTGTAAAGTCCTTTACAAGCTTTTGTACTTCCTTCTCTGTATAAAGCTTGTCAGGTTCTAATAAAACTGTAAGTATGTCCTTATCCGTACCCTTTGAAGCACGAATTAATTCTTTCCCTTTGAATTTAGGCTCATCCATTATTCAACGCCCTCCTTATTAACTGAAATATTGTTAATCATAGGTGAATTATCAACCTTAACTACAAAGCTTTCAAAGCTGCATATATCGTGAAGCACCTCATCAACTACTTGTCTTTCATGACTAAATAGCCTTATCCTTATGCCTTCATACTCAACATTCTGCAGTTCAAAAGCTAGGTTGCAAAATACCTTATTAAACTCTTCATTTAGCTCCTTAGCCTTTTTAGGCACAAAATAAGCAATATCAATTTTACCTGTGATTTTGTACCTTTCTCCTAAATGCTTGTTTATTATCGGCTCTCCTGCAAACCCAATTAAAAAGCAACGATCAGGAAGCTCTTCAGGTACAAACTCTGAAAATATATCAAGCTCAGGATAAAGCTTGTATAAACCATTAGAAACCCCTGCAAGAATTGAATTTAATATATCCATTTACTTTAAAGCCTCCTGTATCTTCTTTGAAATTCTCTTAGCTGCTGCTTCAAGCTCCTTATTAGCTTTTGCTTCACTGTCTGTAAGTACAAACCTTCCCTTAACAAAAGGACTTTTAAGCTTTATAAATATTCCCCATTTACCAGCGTGTTTGCCCTTTGTTATTTCTCTTGCTCTTTGTCCATACTTCTCTGCACCAGGAGTCAATTCTATAAATACAAATCTGCCTGGCTTTTGTCTGTGTCCAAATTCAAAGTAGCTTGCATAATCTGTAGGATTAAAGACCTCCGCTGATACTCCATCTGCAGTAGTTATTACTCCACTCCTATCCCATGTATTTTTCAATGTAGGAGAGTCAGGGCTATCCCCTGCAGGAGTATTTTTTACTACCCTTGCAAGGTGCCTGTCTGTAATTCTATTGACTTCTTCCTTAGCAAGTTCCTCTGCATAGGCTTTGGCTTCCTCAAGATTATTTTTAAGCTGTTTTAAACCCTTGGTATCAATCTTTATCATGTTCTCTCATCCTCAGACATTGGTATTTCTGCATGAGAAATATATTTAAAAGGCTTACCTGCCCAAAGTGTAAAGGATTGTCCTACAGAAGTAATAACTTCTATCTTGTCCCCTGGTATGATATCTATCTCAGGAGCACAAAACAAAGTATAACTGCCCTTAACTTCTCCATGAGATGAGCCGAAGCTTGTTTCTCTGCCACTGTTTCGTGACAAAGCACATTTAACATCTTCAGCTATGACAATCTCAGACTGCTTGGTCTGTTTGGTCTTTGGGTCTTTAAAACTATTATCTTTCCTGAAGATTTTACATTTATCAAAATAAGTGCTTTCAATAGCCTGTCTTTCATTCATCTTGAAACCACCACCATAAACCTTTTTATTTGTTCATCAAAATAACTTAATCCTGTTTTAGCGGATGCTTCATAGGAAATAGTGGTATCCCCTCTTTTTATTGAGGATACCACTGCTTCACCTTCATTTAATGAGCTCTTATGAATTGCTAAGGATAAGTCAACCCAAAGCCAAAAGGCTTTCTCAGGCACTTCCCTTCGCTTTGTTTTGGAAGTAAAATATTCCTCTGCTCTTGATACAAGATCACCTATATCATTTGCAGACAGTTCAGGGAGTTTTGTACTAACTTTTTCAATTACCCTGTTTCTTAGTACATCCATATTACTCACCAGTTTCTTGATTAATGCCCTTTAATATTAGTGCAATTACTTCATCCTTCTTTGCACCTTCAGGAATAACAATTCCCTTTTCTTCGCAAATTTCCTTAAGCTTCTCTACTGACTTTTTCTTTAACTCAGCCTCTGTAAGCGGCTCATCAGGAGAAGGCTGCTCTTCTATAACCTCATAACCCTTTTCTCTGAACCACTCTATAGCCCTTTCATTGTCAGTTTGTGCAGTTCCTTCTCTGAACTGCACCCCTGCACTTATGCCGTTATATTTACTGTTAGGTGCTTTAATAACCGCCATCTAAATCAGCTCCTATCCTACTTTTATTTTTCTAAGTGCAGCAATACCTCTTGTAGCTTTAACTGCAATGGCTGCTACCATTTCAACTTCTCCAGTTTTAACTGCTCCTGGTTGATTAAAGTCTGGGAGATATGTTTTTATTACATCACTTCCCTGTGGTGTAACCGCATGAACATTATCAAGTGCAAATCTAACCCCATAAATGCTTGTGGTCTTGTCTGTAGGGTCTATTCCTATTATAGGATTAGAAGTACCAGGCTTATCCCCTAAAGCAAGTAAAGGAATACCTGCATATTTTGTAACTGGTCTTCCAAATGCATCTACATCACTGGTTGAAAAGTATCCGCTTCTTCTTGCAATACCATTCATAATGGCAAGTAGCTTTCTATTCATAAAAAGAGCATCTGGTGTTCCGTTCATATCTGCAAGCATATCATCAAGTGCGTCCATGAAGGCATTTGCATTTGCAGTTATATTGGCAGAACTAGAAAGATCTATCGGATTAACTGTATTCTTCTCTGTAGAGCTTCCTGTTACTGCCTTGTCAATTCCATCAAAAGCATTGGCATTTGTACCACTATCACCATTTATAAAGGCATCTGCAAATAGAGCCTTTGTTGCTTCTATTTTCTGTTGTAATTGAAAGGACACTTGGTTAGTAATCCCTTTAACATCATTCTGAATAACTCTGTCAATCTTGAAAGACCCACCAAATACCTTAAGGTTTACTGTAAACTGTTCAGTATCTGACTCTTGTGCAACATACTCACTATTAATTGCTCTAAAATCAGCTGTTGGCAATGTCTTTAACCTGTTATAAACATAAGATAAAGTTGAGCCACCATTTAATGCTACACAATCATCAAAGATCATCATTTCAAAAAGTCCATCTTTTCTAAACTCATTAATGATTTGAGCTGTGAGCTTATTCTGTGTTAGTTTTTGTGCTTGTGCTAATGTAACTGGCATATACCATCATCCTCCTATTATTTAAATAATCCTAATGCAGATGCCACAGCATCCTCAAAAGTTCCAGTTTGTACTGTTTGGTTTCCGTTTCCACCTTGTGGAGTGTAACCATTATCCTTAAATCTCTTATCAACGCCTTCCTGAACTAGCTTTGAAAGCAATTCCTTAAATTCCTTTGCGTTTTTAGTAATAGCCTCTTCATCTTCACCTGTTATAAACTTTGAAGCAGCTTCAGGCACTTCAAGCTCAGCAAGCTTTGTTCTGGTGAAATTCGCAAGCTCCTGCTGTTTGATTTTCTGTTCCAGTTCAGCTGCTCTTGCATTAGCCTCTTCTAAAAGCTTTTGCTTTTTCTCATCCTCTGAAAGCTTTGCAAGTTCTTCAGCTTTCTTAGCTGCTTCATCAGCCTGCTTCTTAGCTTCCTTTGCCCATTCCTTTTTCATTTTCTCAATATCAGCTACAGTAAAAGTCTTTGTTGTTTCTGTAGTTGTTTCAGCAGGCTTTGTTTCTACCTCTGGTTTTTGAGTTGTATCAGTTTTCGTTTCAGTTCCTGTAGTTACAGTTGTTTCTTTACCATCCATCTTCGTATCCTCCTTAAATTTTGGTAATATAAAAAACACCCTTTTAAAGGTGTTTTAAACAAATTTTAATGCAATATAAAAAGCCCCTAAATGGAGCTTTAATCTAATCTGTATATGGACAGCTTTCACAAGCTTTTTCTATTTGTTCCTGAGTGTACCCATCTATTTCTTTTACTGCTTCCCTCTTTATGAGCTTACAGGAAACACTAAAAATATCTTGGCATAAACCTGCAGCTATTTCCTTTTTTAATAGCTTGCACTTAATTAAATTATTTTCTGACATATTTATTTACCACCTCCATGATTAAATCTGATCCTTCATCAAAATCAGCTTTGCTCCATCCAGTAATCATATTTTTATTGGAATTTAATATAGTTGCAACGCCCTTATTTGAATAAAATGTAGTCCTGGTTCCCTTAAATTGAGAGAAGGCTACAATAGAATTTTTTATATAATCCGCTGAATCTTCAGTACCAAAATTACGCTCAATCATTCTATCAAGTGCGTGTTTATCATATCCCTCTATTTTAACTGGCTTAGGCTTTATTGCAATTCCTATTCTTTTATCAACAAGTCCCTTTTCTCTTAATACTTGAATTTCCTTGTTTATATCATAATATGCCCTGTCGCTTTCAGGATATTTTCTTTTATACTTCGCAAACTCCTTTAAGTCTTTCCATCCATCACTATCAGTATATTTCAATTTTTGGAAATCTTCAAGAGACTTAGGCATTTCTTTTCCTAACAAGTCCTTGTACTTCTTAAATTGAGCATTATCTCCATAAATATGCTTAAGCATTGTTTCCTGAAGTTCTGCTTCTGGATTACCCTTGACATACTTCTTATACCAGTCCTCATATTTCATATTAGCAGGTACTTTATAAACCTCTCCATCATGTCCCCTTGCAACTCTTGTTTCATCTTCGTCAAATTCCTCATCAGGAATATAAGGAACTGTGGTGGAACGGCAATGTGGATGCATAGGGTTCATGTTTACTCCAACCTTAGCTTTGTCCACATCAAATACTTTTAAATCAAGGCTCCTGCATATTTCAGAGGTTCTAAGGTCAAGCACTGCCAAAAATTGATACTGCTTTGTCCCATTCTCATTATATGCCCTAAGTCTTGCTTGTCCAGTAACATAGTTGCACTCTGTACGGATAAGCCTTCTAGCATTATAGGTACTTGTATTCATTTCCTTTTCAAGGTCTTGTCTCATTTCTTTAGCTGAACGACCTGTAATCATTCCAGTGGTAATAATTCTATTAACTCGCCTAGCAAGTGAAGCTCTTTGATTATCCCATATCCTCTCGGAGTAATTTTTTCCGCTCCAATTGGTACTGACTGCTGCAAGTATTTGATGAGTGCTTATTCTTTGAAAACTTGAACCAACACCTGTAAACTGCTGATAATCAAATATTTCTTTGTAGTATGTTTCTTCAAAAGCCTTTGTTAAAGTATCTGTTGTTATTTCATCATACTTAAAATAAAGCTCTGATAAAATAGTATTCAGCTGTAGCTTTAAAAATTCTTCTCTGCTTATACTTCTTGCATAGTTTAATTTATCAAGCAAGGCTTTAGTTTCAGGATCGTCCATATACTTTTCTACAAGGGCATAATAGTCTTCTATGGTTCTATCTAATAGCTTTGGATCGTTAAGAGCTGCCTTTGCCTCTTTAATGGTTATAACATTATCTTCAGCATACTTTTGATAAAACTCATTTATTTTATCAGTCATCTTCTTGGTAGCCCTCTTAAACCACCTAGTTATTAAGTCAGCCTGTCTTAATGCATATCTATCAGCCTTTTTAATGTTTTGGACACCCCTGTCCAACCAATACTCACTATTGCTCTTAGCCATTCATTAATACACCACCTCTGGCGGTGTACCGTTATTTTCTGATTTAGCTCTTTCCTCATTGAACCTGTCCAATTCTTCCTGGGCATCTTCAACCTCTGGAAATAGCTCAATTATGGTCTTTTGAGATAGTATGTCCCTTAGATTATTCATCATTTGAGAAATCTCAAATAAGTTAGCAATTTGTGACCTGTCAAATGTTACCTTAACACTTTTCCAATCATACTTTGTCCCCTTTAAAGTATTGATGTACTCTGTCATTAGCTTAAGCTTCTTGCGTTCAGCTGATTTCCAGTATTTCTCCTTCTCAGCTGACAGTTCCTCAATACCAAAGAGTTTGTACTTTATGGCAACCCCTGAAAGATTACCACTAAAGGTTTCATCAGTAAGGTTTGGAACTTGGGACAAAAAGAATATGTCCTTGTATATTCTATTTTTAAAGTTTTCGGTGGCTGTATCATTAATGTCCTTAATTAAAAACTTGGCATCTCCGCCTTCAGGAAAATATAATGTCCTTCTCTGCTTCATGCCTTTAGTCTGCTTTTGCCTCACAGTACCATCATTAGACTCTTCCTCTTCTACAATATCATCTACACCAAAAACAGTAAGGTATGCATCAGTAAAATAATCCAAGTCATTCATTGTATCAGACTGAGCACGATCATAGGCATCAATAAGGCTCTTAACATCTTCAAAGTCACCTTTTCTTTCTTCATTGTTTCTGCGGATAATTATTGGAACATCACTCATCAGGTGAGATCTTCTTGCTATCTCTTCCCACACTTCATTGCTGCCTTTTTTAGCAAGCCTGAAGGTAATAATTTCTTTATTTGTGTAAACTTCGGCATATTTATTAACAGTACCATCTATACGGTTTTCACTGTATAACCTTATAGCCATAATTAAAAATTTACCTATACTGCTTGCATAGATAGGGATTATTTCATCTGCCTTAAAGTATTGAGTTTTGAACTTTCCTTCTTCATTGATATATAAAAGTTCATAGGAAACACCATTGATACTCATCTCTTTAGCTTCCTCAAAGTTTCTTGAGTCACTATAGTTATCGGAGAGTATTTCGTCAATAGTATCCTTGTACTCCTTATCCTCGGTTTCATATTTTACACCACGTCCCATAAAATAAGCTGTAGCAATATTTGAAATGTACTTAGCAAAGGAATGTACCAGCTTATTATTGGGTAAACTGTCATCTGCAAGCACCCTGTTTCTAATATCGTTACCGCTTAAGTAATATCTGCTTAAGGTCTCAAACCTTTTAAACTCCTTTTCATAGGCATTAATACAATATTCTATGAGTAGAGAATTTACTGGTGTATCGTCTGGAAGTTCTATCGTAATTGGTTTAATATCTTCTAACCTCATATTCCAAGCCCCCTGCGTTTTTTAATAATCATACGTTTCTTAGGTGAAGCTGCAAGTGACCTACAGCCTTCCAACGCATCTGGTGCGTCATCATGATCTGCCATAGGGAAATATTTTAATTGTTCTAAAAGCCTCTTATGCTGCTTATTAAATTTGATATATTTATTTTTTATGTCAGGCTGTAATGTTTGAATTCTCATAACCTTATCAGAGGTTTGTCTTACTTCCTCAATGGGTAAATACACTCTCCTTCTAGCACTTTCCTTTGCCAGCTGCTCTTTTAAAAACCACTGAAACTGGTTAGTTTCAGCACCAAACTTATAATAGTTTTTCTCAAAGGTTTTGCTGAGCCATATAGCCTTTTGAATAATGTCATTGATTATAGTATCAGGATGCCTTCTCTCAACATCTGCATCAACTACATACATATAACCAGTATCCGTATCCAGAGCCATTGTAATAATAGCTGAAAAGTCCGAGTTCTTGGACTTTCCAAGTGATGGGTCAACAAATCCATAAAACTTAAAATTCTTTGCTGAAAAGTCCATCTCATGAGGATTAAAATAATCAAACCATTCCTCATTAAATAAACAGTCATCAGGATTTATTGGTTCATTCTGCTCTTCAGAGTTGAATGAGGCTTCTCCTTCAGAAACTCTCATTTTCATAAGATCATAGTAAGAAAGCTTGTCTTCCCATAAAACCTGAGTACCTTGCAGCATTTCCTCTTTATGGTCATTAAAAAATTTTAATGCATCCACATCCCTCTGCTCATTATCAAGGTCTGTAAATATTTCCTCCCACCTTTGCCATAATGGAGAGGATGAAAAGCTTAATACTGCCTTATATTTAATGCTCTTATAATCAGGGTTTTTCATTACTTTTGCTAGAAGTCCATCATAGTGCAGCATTGTTCCGATATAAACAAAATCAGTGTAGCCATCTCCACACTTTGAAACTGCTTTATAATACCAGTTTTCAAGTTTCTGACGTTGCTCCACCGTTCTAACAAGCTCATCATTTTCTATATCATCAAGGACAATTAAATCAGGTCTCCACTGCTTGTGCTTAAGACCTCTCATCTTTTGCCCTGAACCTTTAGCTTGTACTTTTATCTTTGTTTTAGTAAGTATAACATCTTCACGCCATAGTCTTCCTACCAGGCTTCCAAAATCCTCAATGATAGCCTCATTCTCCTCAAGCTCTTCTTTTATAGCCTGAAGAAAACCCGCTGCCTGGTCAAAGGTATCTGAGATAATAACAATATAGTGTTTGTACTCATACAGTACAGCATGAAGGTTATCTTTGAATGTAAGATTAGTGGACTTTGCGTGTCCACGGGGTGCAGCTACAGCCCTTTTACACCCCTGTTTTCTGTTTATGATCTTTGCGTTTTTAGCACTATCAGGTATTATTCCCTTTAGTACACCTTCCTCCCATATCTTATCAAGCTCTTTATGGAACTCTGGTGAAGGCTTATTAAAATAATGTGAAAGATAAGCTCTGCCAAAATAAGCTAAGTCAAAAGCTCCAAGTTTTCTTCTTATTCCATCTGCACCTGTAAGCTTTGCTCCTTTTCTGTATTCATTCAGGAGCTTAACTCTATAGGGATTATTGTCTATAGTTAAATGCTTTTCTGTAAGGTATCTAAGCTCATCCAAGTCAGTATTAGAAACTTCTTCAGCTTTTTCCTTGGCTGCATTTAAAGCCTCATTTAACATTGCTATACTTTGCTTTTTTATTTTGTTCAATTTCCTCACCTCCACCCCTAAAAATAAAACGCTCTAAAATCGCCTTATTTTGATTTTAAAGCTAAGATATACAAACATATTACTTTGATATTTTAAACGTTCTTTAATGCCTTTAAAACGAATTTAAACACATATAAAAATATAATGTAGATATATCTTTTGATTAACTATATTAATGTCACATCTTCGATAAATATTTCATCTGGAATACTGCCTCTGTCATATTCAACATAGGCAATTGTTTTACCAACAAACATTTTAGTTTTACAGTCGATTATTTTGGCTAATGCAATTACTTTACCTTTTCTTATCTGCATAGACGGTGTATGTTTATAGCTTACCATCACACCTACCTTTATTTCTTTATCCATGATTTTTTTATTCCTCCCAATCTTCTGCAAAAATATCCCCAATAAAAAACACCCTCAAAAGGGCATGCTACGCCACTCAGATAATTAAAAACTATCCGATTGGTTTATTCTTTATGTGGCATATCAGTTAAGATGGGGGACGTATCAACCCCATCTCTTCCGATACACTTTGAGGGGGAACTAAAAATGTATTAAATATATGTTAAAGCCAATGGCTTAACATAACAGTTTATAGCTTTTTTATTACATTTACTGAAAGGACTATTTCTTTCCACTGCCCCATAAGTTCAAAACCAATAGTAGCCCTTTTCTGTCTTTTATCTACTGAAATAATTCTTCCTTCATGACCTTTTAATGCTCCTGATATTACTACAACCTTATTATCTTCCTGTATCTGAATATCAGAAGGTAAAAGTGCCTTTCCATCATTTGAAAGCCATCTGATGTATGTTTCTTCATTTTCCTTTAAAGCTTCAGGTTCTTCTGCACCTAAAAATCTAATAATACCTGGTATGGCTTTTACTGAGTAATAATTTTCTGCTGTAAGCTCTACCTCAATAAAAACATAACCAGTAATTATAATTCTCTCTACTTGATGCCATGTACCGCCTCGCCTTTCAAGTCTTATTTCCTTTGGTACATATGCTCTAAAACCTCTATTTAACAAGCATTTTAATACATCCTCTTCCTTCATACTTTGGACGTGTAATACATATAATTTCACCTATTACACTCCTTCCGTACGCTTGGAATCTAGGAACTTACTAACCTCACGATAAAGTTCTGGACGTTCCTTTGCCATAGATTCAAATACAAGAACCTTAACTGACTCAAGACCTGTATCAAAGATTTCCTTATTCTTAATATCTGTATGACTTTTATATGAAGCTGCTCTTACTAAGCTGCTTGCCTCTCTAATAAGTTTTAGAGGGTCTATGTCCTTCCATTGCTCTTCCTTTGTGTTTTGTATTGCTTCAATTACATGGTGAGATAAAAGCCTTATAATACCCTCTGTAGTATCCAGCTGTGGATATCTGCTTATTTCTTCCATTATGACTCTAAAGTTTTCTTGAGCCATTCTTAATGTTTCTACTGTTGCATTTAAATTTGTGGCGTGCCTCCATACTGAAGTTACTGAAATATCAAAGCCATGGCTTTTAATATAATCAGCTATTTCAGCATAGGTAAAATTGGTCTGCATCATTTGTTCAACTGTATCTTTAAGATTAGTGGGTAGTTTATCAATTTTTGAATGCTTGCGGTTTCTTTTGTTTTTACCCATACTTACACCTTCACCGCTGGATCATTAATGTAGTATAAAGCTAAATCAATTCCCTTCTTAGTAAGAGTTACTTCGCAGGCATCATAATCAGCACTATCCACTTCGACACATCTCTTTGTAGCAATATTCCTTACTTTGATGTATTCAGCTCTTTCTAAGTAAATAAGCGATTGCTCAAACTCACCTTCATCTATTTCAGATAACGCACTCTGAGCTATGCTTAATTTAATCCATTTACCTTTTAATACATTTATGGTTCTTATAATCCTACCGTTGTTATCAGCAAACTCTCCAGCTTCAATTCGCCTTTTAATCTCTGTCTTATTATCCACCTGTTATTTCCCCCTCTCTATAATCAGGTCTAAAATTCTCTCAATCTTGTTATCAATTTTAGCCATTTCTTTGAAAAAGTCATTTTTATGAATGTAATTAATTTGAACATCTTTAAGGTCTGATGAAACATCATCAAGCTTTTCTCTAATTTCATTTTGAAACTTCGTTGATTCCTCTTTAATATTTTTTTCTAGTCTTTCAACAGAAGCTTGTGTTGCATAATTTTCTTTTATATATTCAATCTGCTTTTCACATTCATCTGCTTTAGCTATTGTTCGCTTTAAAAAGTATCCTATAATCCCCACTACAGTTGGAACTATAAGAGATAATCCTTCTTTTAATAATCCCTCCATGACCCACTCTCCCCATAATATAAATAAAAAGGTATAGTTTTCCTGTTTTCTATAGGATAACTATACCTTTTTATTTAAATATTGAAAAATGAAGCACTTCAAAAAATTTTTTCAATAACTTGTCACTCTATTTCAAATAGAGTTATCTGTTCTCCTTCCTTTACAGCTAATTCTTCTGTAATTATTGTTCTTATAGCTCTTTCCGTAAGATTAAATTTCTTTGATAATTCCAAGTAATTATTGCCATTAAACATCTCAACTATTTTTTTGTTTCTTACATTTTTTGTTAAAGTATCTTCCTTTTGTATATACACATTATTGCCACCAAAATTACATACTAATTTTTTGTAATTTTCAAATCCTATAAGTTCTGCAATGTCTTTTTGATTAGGTGGTAAATCGTTTATTTCTATACCATCTAGCAATTATCCCTCACCTTCTTAACTTTACACTCAGCGGATGCTACATATCTTTTAAGCTGCTCTATAAGGAAACTTCCCTGTTCAAAGCTAATCCATACAAACGGCTTTTTAACATCTGCTTGAATGTTAAGTATTTTTTTAATTGCTCCTACCATTCTTTCTCCTGCTGTGGCACTGCTTCCTCTTGAGTCAAGTTCTATAAGCTCATATATAAGCTTCCATGCCTTTGTTTGTTGTGCTTTTGTCATCATACCTGCAACAGTTTCATCTTTTACCTTTTCTTTAGGTTTAGGAGCTTTGTTGTCTCGGTATATCTTCATCTTTTCCATAAGTGCCTTCTCAACCTTCCTAAACTCAGCTTCAGTTAAAGATTTGATGGAGTCTTTTTTAGTTATTGAATATACCAAACAGTGAAGCTCATCATCCTTATCACCTGATTTTAATATTCCAATAGCACTTCCAAGTGCATAAATTCTTTTAATCTGCTCTTTTGATATAGCCTTTGACATCAAAGTCCCTCCCCTACCTTATTTTTTAAAAATTAGTAGATATCATTCTTCACCTACTTCTATCGTTATTTTAGGTGTTTCTTCAACTACTACTGCACCATTTATAAGCTCTAAAGCTTCAGCAATATCTTTATCAGTAGCCTTTTTATTGGCTTGCATAAGCCTCATAAAGTTTTCCCATATAGCTGCCTCTGATATAAAATAAGCATATTCTTCCGCTGTCTTTTCATCAAACCCTGCAATTGCTATAAGGTTCTTTTTATCCGTATCATACTTAATTCCTCTAACCTTTTTAGCAATTGCCTTTTTTGTAATATCATCAACAGGTAACTGAGCAATAACTTCTGCTACTGTAAGCCTTGTATAATTATTGAGCCATAATCCTGTAAGCATTCTTGTAGCTGGAGCTGATAGCTTGTACTTTATTTCCTCTGTTACTACATCCTTATAAGCTTCACCAAATATAGCTTTTAAGTATGTAGGATACACCATCTTTAAAGATTCTGCCATCGTAGCAATAACTTTATTTGAACCTGTCCCCCTATAAGTTACAGACTTAAACTTTGTATTTCTCAAATCTTCATCACTTAACTTTAAGAAAAATCCTTCAATTTCACTTTTCTCAGCATTAAGCTTTTCTATGCTTTTCTTTATTTCTGCGAGCCTATCCGCTTTTTCAACAATTTCTTTAAGCACCATACTTCTCCTCCACCGCCTTTAAAAGTTTTCCAGCACACTCTGGACATATTTCAATTCCCATAATATTTTTTACTCCTTGTATACTTTTACAGAACTTACATATTGGAGTGTGCTTCTTAATTACTATTTCTCCATTTCTACTTTCAATATCAACCGCCATACCGGCATCAAGACCAACATCTTCTCTTAAGTCCTTTGGTATGGTTATTCCATTTTTACTTGTTAATTTCTTGTGCTTTAACACAATACCATCTCCTCTCTTTTATCTCACTCTGCATTTACAAGGGCTTGTGACCTTCCATGGCTGCATTAAGGTATGTGGTAATTGGCTTACCACTATCTAATCTCTATAAGTTCAATGCTTTCATTCTCTTTTATAAGATGTCTTTTTAATGAACTAAATGAAGTCCACCAAGGTTCATACCAAGAATACTTGCCACCATAGTCTTCTTCAAATTCTTTCCTTTCTTTTTTAGGCAACTTATTTAGAGCTTTTCTATCTTTAGCTGAAATAAGAGATTTTTCCCTTTTTCTAAAAAATCTTCTACGTTCTTCACACTCTTCCAATAACCACTTACCTTTGAACTCTCCATTTACGTAAACTGAGATAACATTTTTAAAAGTATTCATTCTTTCTAAATGTAAATTTATTTTGTATCCATCAACATTCAGCACTACTTGCGTATATAAACTTTGTAGAGCATTTTCAACCTGTAACCATTCTTCTTTGTTCATGATATAACCACCTTCCTTATTTACCTCACTCTGCATTTACCAGGGCTTGTGACCTGCTTATGGCTGCATTAAGGCAAAAGGAGCTGCTGCTCCTATGCTGTTATTGTTTTATATACTTTAAAGCTTCAGTTAAATCCCTAACTCCCATCAAGTAACCTTTATCTTTACCTATCCTCAAGCCTTCCTGCTTCCCCATCTGATATCTATTAACTTGTGTTTCCTGTGCTATCCAGTATCCAATGGCTATAAGCATTATGAAGAGAGGCAGTATTAAAATTTCTCCTCCAAAAGAGCCATCTCTCTGCATAAATACATTGACTCCCATAAATAAAAACATTCCTGAAAATATACCCACTATAAAAGCAACCAGTATTTTAAAACCTTTAACCATCTTTCCTTCCTCCTATAATCTCATCTTCATATGCTTAGCCATTGCCACCAAACCTTCGTAAGTTATATTCTCGTTATCGTAGGCATTGCTGAAGAGGTTTGTTGCTCCCCTTATAGCTTGTCTGCTCTGAGCTATTCCAAGAAGGAAATCTATTTCCTTTTCCATATTATTTTCAGCTAGTGTTGGGAATAACAACTTTATATCTTCCCTTGAAATATCGCTAGTCTTGTATATTGGCTTCTGTATGGTTCTATTGTCTATTTGTTCAAAGACTGCATCCTCTTTTCCACCAAACTTGTTTATTGTGGTGCTGTTTCCTATAAACACAATTCCAAGGGTCATGCCATTATCTGCAAAATAATCTGAGAAACCTCTTAAGGTTTCAATTACCTTTATTGAAAGGTGCTGAGCCTCATCAAATATAATTACCATTCCATCTCTCAGCTTTGAAAGGATGCCTTCGTACATATCATCATTGGTTCTTGCAATAACATTCAACTTCTTTGAAAGTACCTTTAATATTGGTTTAACGGTATTTAAACAAGGGTTTGCAGTAATCCATATTGCATCATTTGGGTTATCCCTTACAAACTTTCTTATAGCTCTTGTTTTTCCTATCCCTGCATCTCCACTGATTGCCATAAGACCGCCTTTAATTTGGCAATTTCTAATATACTCATATACACTTTCAGATATTGAGGTCGGTACATAATCTGTTTCTTGGTAGGTAGTTGATACTTCTTCCTTAACCTTGAAATAACTTATAAGCTTCTGAAACTGCTTGTCTATGTCTCCTGCATAAGTTCCCTTCTTAAGACTTGTCATAATTGGTGCTGAAACACCTACTAAGCTACAAGCTTTGTTTTGACTTCCTGCCTTTACAACAAGTTCCTCGAACCTGTCTAAAGCCCACTGTTGTTCTGCGTTATACATTTTTTCTTCCCCCTAAAATATTATTTTTTTCTTGCTGAATTTTTGTTAATCCTATTAATATCAATGACAACTCCAACTGTGTCATCACCTACCGCCTTTTGTAATGGTTCTGCACATTCTTCATTAACCGTTATTGGCATTACAGTCTTAGGTTCTGTTACAATTACCCCCTCCTTAGCTGCATGAGCCTTTCTAACCATCAAATCTAATGCATCAATTTTACGTTCAGCTGATAAACCTGAAGTTAAGCCCTTAGCATAATCCTTAACCGCCTTCTTTGTCCTATTAAGCCTTGATTGAGCTGTCTTAATTTCTTCTTGGTCTGTTTCCATAAAGTTAAGCATAAGCTCTTTATCAACTGGCAGTGTAAATTTAAATCTATCTTCCTTGTCATAAACCCTTACTGAACTTATATCTTCTGGGTTATACCTTACATAAACCTCCTCATTAAGATGCTGCCATATATTCTCATCTGCATACCAAATCTTCTCACCTGACATTTCAACATACACACCTTTCTTTTTAATTTTCTGATAACCTGTGGTACGCATAAGAAGTAAATTCAAATCTTCTTCATTTACAACTTTTCTAAGAACTCTATTTTGAATGCTTTCATTCCAAACTTCAATTCTTGTCATGCCCTTGAACTTTTTTTCGCTGCCTCCATATTGACCAACATTGTAAGTCCCATCAATAAGATCTGCCACAAGGGTTCTAATTTCACTATCAAGTGGTACAATTCCCTTTTTAAGCTTAGCCTTCAAGCTCTCAGGCTTTTCCATTATGTTCCCGCCAGTAAATGTTTCAAATAGTCTTGAAATACTGTTTTTGAAGGTTAGAAAAAACCTTTCTATAGGCTTAGCTCTCGCATTTCTAACCAATGCATTTTTCATTTCAATGCCTAGCCTTTGAAGTATTGCTGGAGGTCTCTCTATAATGCTGGTACTCTTTCTAGTCCTGTGTCCTCTACCTGCGATATCATAGGTTAAGAACTCAGTACCGTTATCAAAGTACACCATCTTAGGAACTCCAAACCTCATAATTCCATGCCTTATTGCAAATATGGTTGATTGTGAACAAGGATTATCTGTAATATTCCAACCTACCAAAACACCACTCTTTGCATCTAGGAAACCTGTAATATGAAGCCTATGTTTTGTTTCTTTTCCATCATATTTTGATATAATATCTAAAGTATGATTATCTGCAATCCATACATCATTAGCTTCAAGGTCATCATATAACCTTTCAATATATGGCATACATTCATCAAAGCAAGCTTCTCACCTTCACGCATAAGTTTTAAAACTGCCTTTGGTATGGTTTCTATCTTCCTTCTGAAGGTTCTCTCTGAAGCCATATCTGCCAGCATTTCAGGGTAAAACTCTTTCATCCATTCCTGGGTTATTTGATAACATTGGCTTACTGGAAGCTTTCGATCATCAAGGTAGTAATATAAAAACCCTTCCCAAATCTCCTGCGGTATTGAACTTTTACCTCTATTCCAACCGCCTCGCTTATCAAGCAGTCCTTCTAAATCTCCCTCCTTGTAAGCTGCATATTTTCTATATAGGATATCCTCGCTTATGCTCAAATCAGGATATTTAAGCTTCATTGATGCCACAAACAAAGGATCAGCCTCTGTTTTGCTTTTATATCTATTTCTTACTTCCTGCCATTCCTTAAGGATTTCACTCCAAAGTGTGATTTCCTCACGTTCACTGGCTGAAAAAGCATCAAAAGCCTTTTTCTCTATTAATTTTTTCTTAGTTTTCTTTGGTTCTTTCAGCTCTGGTACTATTGGTACTGCATCAGACTTAATCTTTGCATAGTATTTCTTCTGCAGCTCCTCTGGCAATGCTGAAACTGGTACTAAATACTGCTTTATATTATTTTTAGGGTCGCTGTCCTCTTGGGCTTCAAGCTTACCATCTTTAATAATCTTTCTGATATACCTTTCTGTACATCCTTTAAGTTCAGCGACTTCTTTTACCGTAAGTAAATCCACTCTTTTCTCACCTGCCTTTAGGCTATATAATCTGCCTCATCAGTGCCAGTAGATCATCTCTGGCAGACAGGGAACTTGTCCCTGTTTCGGCTGTAATATGTTATAATTCTCTTGGAAGGAGGTGTTAATAATGCCAACACTATCATCTAAAGATGTTGCTTCAAGGCTTAACGATACTTTTATGAAAAACTTTGCGTGTATGCACTACAAAGTTAATTGCAAACATGGGGATAACTACATTAAAAAGAATAATATTTCTGCAGAGGAGTTAGCTTTTTCATACATTGAACAACTAAAAGTATTTATAGACTTGTTTGCAATTTCTGTAAAAGACAACTTCTATATTGCAGATTTAATTCTTATATCAGACCCATTTGTAATATTTTCCTTTGATTATGTATTTAAAAAATCTATGGAACTTTTAACAAATCAAAAATCTGATGTTTATTATGATACCCATGATAATGATGTTGAATTATTTAAGAAGTACTCTTTAATTTACTTAGAGTCTAAATAGGTCTTTTTTCTCTCGTTGTATGGAGTAATACTCTCCCTAGCTCTATCAATTACTACTTCTTTAGGTACTCCATATTTTTCAATCGCTTTTCTAAGCTGACTTTGGACTTGTACTCCTTGGTCAGCTTTTTCCGTTTTGTTCATATCAAAGCTTACCTTTACTGGTATAGTTATTATTACATCAACGCTTGCCATCTCCTCGCCTCCTCTATCCCTTAAATTCTTTTTCTAGCTCGTCATCTGCTCTACTAGCTGCTACTAGGCAAGGATATATAATGATTACCACTACCGCTGCAGCTAGACCAATTACCCACATACTTAAGCCCCCTTGATATCTGGAAATACTACCTTTCCTTTTACAGTATGGATAACAATGTTATCATCTATGTCTACAACCCTAAGCTCTGGAAAGCTATCCTTCTTGTTTATTACAAAATTCCAAGCTTCCAATGCATTATTAAACTCTTCTGGAGGTAAATATCTTCCGTTTACATTTTTAAAACAATAACCCTTGAACACTTATTATTCCCCTCTCTTTTCTTTCAGGTCTTCTCCCTCATAAACTATAAGCTGCTTGTATATAGAGCCTTTTGGTGGTAGCTGCACATTCCAGCTACCCATCTTATTAAAGCCTTTCATGAGCCTGTCTACCAATTTCTTATCCTCTGGATCATTCTCATTCCATAAGAGCATTATTTGTACTATATTCTTCACTCCTTTCAACCTACCTCATCAGTGCTGAGAGGTTATCCTCAGCAGACAGGGAACTTGTCCCTGTTTCGGTTGTAATGTGTTATAATTTTCTTGGAAGGAGGTGTTATCATGTTTACTAAAATTCAATGTAAAGAATGTTCTTCTACATCTACAGTTGATACTTCTGAATTTTTAAAATTAAAAAAATTTACTTGTCCTTCTTGTAATTCATCTATTTCAAAAACTGAATTATTAAAGCTTCAAGATGCCATATTAAAGCTGAATTCAAATCCAAAATTTGAAGTAACTGTTTCTTCATCACCAGAAATCAATTTAAATGCTATCTCATTTGGAATGAGAAACTTTCTAAAAAGCAACCCTAAATATGAAAATCTATCTAGTGTTGAAGATTTTAATGAAGCCATTTTGAATGACCCATTAATAGTTATTTCTCAGCTTACTGTAGGTGCTTTTATTGCTTATCATGAACAGTTAAAAGATGTATTATCTTTATCTGGTATTGATATTCCCTCTACAAAACTCACGTATCCTGAGCTTTAATTTATTTAACCTTTCATTAGCTTCTCTGAGCTGCTTTTTATCTTCTGCCATATGAACCGTATTAGGTACACCAAATTTAGAAATTCCATCCTTTAGCTGACTTTGAACTTCCTCTTCATAGTCAGCTTCTTTAGTTTTGTTTTTGTCAAAACATACCTCCACAACAATATTTACCACTGTATAAACGCTTGCCATTTATTTTCACTCCTTTCTTTAACCTACCTCATCAGTGCTGAGAGGTTATCCTCAGCAGACAAGGGACATACCCTTGTTTCGGTTTTCCTTATGTTGCCTGTTGAATTTTTAGTCCTCATCTGCTAAACTATTATTGGAGTCTAGCTGGTTAATTTCATTAAGATACATCTCTACCTCTTGGTAGATTGAAAGAATGGTTACGGCATTCTTTCTTGCCTGCTCAGGCTCCATTTCATTAAAATGTTCTGCGTTAATCCTTGCAAGGACTTCCGCCTGCTCAACTAAAAGGTTGAGCATTTTTAATTTCAGCTCTTTTAATGTTTCCATATTTTTTTCCTTTCTGACCTGCCATCTTCAGTACCAAGAGGTCATCCTTGGTAGACAGAGGATCTTCTCCCCTGTTTCGGCTACAAAGCTTCCTTAAGTTTCCTAAGAGCTTCCTTGTGTATTTTCCTATCCTTTGGATTTGTATCCGCTTTAATCTGATACTCTAAAGCCTTTATCTGAGCCTTTAGCTTCTTTTTATCAGTTGGAATAACTACTTCAACCATCTCTTAATGCTCCTTTAACTGTGGTATAATCTCCTTGATGGGAGGTGTTTAATTTGAAAAAAGCAGATATTTCAAGTGTATTTGATGAACTCTATAAAATATATTCACATAAGCTTTTAAAAGAGTTAATTACCATAATTGATACAAATAAAGATAATCCTGAATTTTCTACAACTGAATTTATTTCAAAATCTCTACTAAAAACATACAAGTATTCTGTGAAAACTTGTGAACAAGCTCTGATTAAACTTCTTTCAGAAGATTAACCTAGCTTAATATCTTCTATATCGCTGAGACCTACATTCACTGCTTTCTCGGTCTCTTCTGTCAGAACTTTTTTTATTTTTTCCCAATATTCTTCTTTATTCTGCTGCTGGCTTTGGACTTGCCCTCCATGGTCAGCTGCTCTTTTTTCTTTCATTTTTTAACGCTCCTTTCTTTGTGGTATAATCTCCTTGGGGGGAGGTGATTTTTATGCCACGTGAAAAATGTAATAACTATGAAATTTGTGACAAATACGACTGCATATTTGGCATTTGTGAGGAAAGCCAAGAGTCTGATATATTACTAGCAACATCAAACCTTAAACAATGTAGTCCTGCTGAAAAAGTTAAAATTACTATTCTTGCAAGTATTGACGAAAAGTTGTCAAAACTTCTTGATAAGTAGAAGTTTCTTTCTGATTTTGTTTACTAGTAGAGCTATTATTAATATTGATTACGGTCTTAGCTTTTTGAATATCAATATATTCATTTATCTTCTTAAGCTCTACTAGTACCTCTTTTAGCAACTCCTCCATGTCCTACCACCTCCTTCAGGAAGCCTTCAATTTTTTTCTTTCTTCTTCACCATCCGCAAGCACATCTACTATTAAATCCTTATATCTGTTCCCTGGTATAACCCCTCTTGTAATCTCGCTTATTCTATGCTTTGTAGTTCCAACCTTCTCAGCAAGTTCTGTTACCGTCATGTTTTTCTCTATAAGCTTTATCTTCACCCACTTTCCAAATGGAGTAAGCTCCTTATATGGTTTTGCCATGTTCAAAACCTCCTTTGCAATTTTTTACAATTATTGTTTTAGTACTACTATTGGTATGATATAATTTATTTGTTGTAATAGGTTACTTTTATTATAATGGCATATTTGCCATTAGTCAATAGTATAAATGTTAAATATACCATTTTTTTAGGGAGGGATTATATTGTCATTGGTAGAACGTATAAATAATGCTGCTAAAAACAAAAATATGACACTAGCTTCAATAGAGCGTGAACTTGGTTTTGGACAAGGAACTATAAGGAAGTGGGACAAGAATTCACCATCTTGCGATAAGGTTTTGAAAGTGGCAAATTTGCTACAAATAAATATTAATTATCTTCTAACTGGAGAATCACAAGAACAAATTTCTTACGAACCAAAATTTACAGATGAAGAAATAGAAATGATAAATATTTTTAGACGTTTAAATTTTAAACAGCAAGCTATTATTAAAGGGAAATTATATGAGTATGAAGATGATCTTGCGAAGGAAAAAACTCCTTCATCATCAATAAAACAGGCAACCTAATATATGTAAATTTTACATATAAGTAATTAAGTGCAGTAAAAGGCTGCTTTATTTTATGTTTTTAATAGTAACAAATTACTTTTAAAATTTAATAAGCCAATTAAAATGATGTTTAAAAACTTATTTAATATCTTTAAAACTTATATAGCTTATATAAAAATCTTTAACGAGGAACTAGTTCCCCGACACTATAAAAATAGTTCCTTGAGTTCCTCGATAAAAAAGCATTAAAATTTAAAATGTAGTAGATGTTTTTTAATACTATCATTAAAAATATTTACGTAATAAAAAAAGCCTTTAAACTCACTGTTTATCGGCTTTTTAACATTCTTAACATTATTCTATTTTAATATTTTAACGGTTTTTTAATGCTTTTTAACGGTTTCTTTTATTAATATATAATCCACAGGTTATCCACAACCTTTTAAGTGGTTTTATCCGTTTTCCCTCTGACAATGACAATCCCACTTAGACAACCTTTTTCACACCTCTATTACGCTTAAACCTCGCCTATATCAAGGGTTCTCCCCTTTCTTTCCTTCTTTTCACGCCCTTTTACGGATGTACCTCTCTTTTTGTATTTTCCTTGTCATATTACATCTGCTGTTACCTTCTTTAATCTTCCTACTTTGTCATATATATTTAGTGATATATTCCCCTTCGGGTCTGTTACCTTTTCTGCTATTTCTCCAATGTCTACACCTGATATTATATCATATTGATATACACTTTTTCCAATATCAGGAACATATTTTTCTATCACCCTGTTTAATTCATCATATCTTCTTGTTGTTACTCCCGTAATATCCGTCGTTGTTAGTATATTACTGTTATTATCATAGGTGTATGAAACTGATATTGTTCCTGCTGTTTTTGTTTTTAGTCTTCCATGGATGTCATAGGTGAAGCTTGTTATTACACCATTTCTATCCTTAATTGTTTTTACTTTTCCGTCCTCAAAATATGTGTAGCTTTCTACCTTAGAGTCTACATAGGTGAATGCAGCTCCATTTGGTATTTTTCCACCATGGTCTATTCTTCTCTTTAGCTGGTTTCTTACTCCGTGAAATATGGGACATATGAAATATGGGACATATACTTACTGTAATTACATAGTGAAATATATTTTTTTAAATATTTTCATATTTCTCATTAAATAGAGCTTTGTAATTTCCTTATCTAATATAACTTTATTCACTTTTTTTGCTAAATTACACTATGCTTGTCCAATCTTTATGCTTTATGAAAGCATTTATCTCTTTAACTTTTTAAAATAAAATTATTTAATTGGCTTTTTAAAAATTAAGCATACTGTTCCATAAACTCATATGTAATATTTTTATATTTCTCATCATCTAAAAGTTTCACCCCAAGGCTGCTGAGCTTTGAAACCCTGCTTTGGGTTATGTTTCCAAGGATACGGCAAATTTCACTGCATTTTAAGTTGCAAAGACTTCTCATTAAAAGTACAGCCAGTGCCTTTGCTTCAACTATTTCTCTGCAGTGTTTTGTATGTAGCTTTATTTTTTCAATTCCAAGTTTTGTTGCGATAAATTCCAGTATTTCTTTGGTTTTAATGTTTCTTATTAAAATCTTTCTTTCACTTCTGTATTCTGTTTCTTCATTTAAAAATTCAACTTCCTCTTTAAAAACCTTATCAGAACATTTATATACTAATTTCATATAGCTTTCTCTGGCTTTTTTAGTTTTTTTGCTGAACATGCCCATAATAAAGCCATCATCAACAAGTTCATAGGGGTCATGTCTTAAGCCTAGGTATATTGAAAGGCTTGAAAACTCATATTTCTCTGGACAGTTTTCATATCCCTTTATATCACATGGGTTGTTGTGAACATATGCCGATAAGGCATCGAGATACATTTCACTTTTTACCATTTTACTTTTAAATCTGTCCTGAAAAAGATGTCCATGTCTTTTGTGCCTGTGGTTAAAATATTGTGCATAGGAGAAATTTATGCTGTGCATAATCCTTGAAATATCAGCTCCGTTGGCATCTATTATCAGATGTAGATGGTTATCCATAAGGCAGTAGCCATATACTCTGAATTCATAGATCTTTTGATATTTTTTAACTAAGGCTAACTAGTTAAGCTTATCCTCATTATCTTTAAATAAATCAACTTCACTTATACTCCTTGCCATTACATGAAAAATGGCATCTTCTTTTTTCTGCCTTGCAATCCTTGTCGTAATAAAACATCTCCCTTCAAAGTTTAATTCCTAACTAGTATTTCCTTTGAAGGGAGATATTATTCATTAGTTCTGAACAATACTTATGTGTCCCACATTGTTCTTATGTGTCCCACATTGTTTTGCCAAGAAGGAGATACTTAAACCACTTTACACAAAATTATTTACATACTCGTTATTCGCTGGTCTATTCATTTATTCATATTATTTCTCCTAAATATTCTTATTCCTGATAAAATAAAAAGAAAACTTGCACTTCCTAAAAGTATTGTTATTATTAATACGTCTGATATATCATAATACTTTAAATATATAATTAATGGAATTAATAGTAATAGCCCCAATATTATATCCATTAATACCTCTACTTTTTTATACCCTGCAACCCTATTAATTTTTTTTTATTTAATCCATTAACTTTATCCTTTCTCACAATAATTTTTTCACCTCACACCTTTATTTATTAACTTTTATTTTTTATCAAAAGCAAAACAAAAAATTATTCTTATTTTGCTTCTAATATACTATATACTAGTAATTTTCTTTATATTTTATTTACTTTATAATAAACTTTCTCTTGTCTAGTTCTCTCAAAATTTTGCTATTTAAATGACTTATTAAGGTAGACGATTGCTGCAAAACATTTCTCATATCGATATCTACTACCCAATCCATATTTGTTTTAAATATAACATCTTCCTTATAATGTCCTATTTCCATTTTATCTCCAGTATACAATATTGGAGTTGCCACAAGTGCTCCATTATTAAATGACAAATAATGAGTGTATGGATTTTCTTCATGTTTTGAATCAAATGTATATTTTATATCATAATCAATAAACCTATTTAAGTTATATGTTTGAATTAAATCCTTTCTTAACAATTCTCCATATACTAATTGCATATTATCAATTACATCTATAGATTTTCCTGCATATTTAGTTAGTGTATCTGATACTCCAGCTTGAATAATAGCTCTATATTCATTACCCTTTTTCTGTATAACTATTTTTACTGGTATTCTTTCTGCTGAATTTGAGATAACTTTTACCAACTGTGCAAAAACCATACTCTTATGAAACCTCATTGTCCTATTTAAATCCTTAAACCATTCATTTCTTGTTTCTGGTGCCTCTTCAAATTCTAAGCCTGATAACCCTTTGGCTACATCAGCATTCTGTATAGAAAACTCCTTTGATAACTTTTCTTCAGTTTTCCATCCATCATTCTCCAGTTCAGCGTTAGACCCATTTTTATAGTTTGGCACATATATTGAATAAGTTTTTCCATCTACTGTTATTTTTCCTGTTTCTGTTGGTGCACTTGAAGGTAATTTGCTAAAGGACAATCCACTATTAACAACTCCTGTTGATTTTTTTGTAGCAGTTGCTTTTACTTCACTAGAATTAACATTATTTGTACTTTTCTTTTTACTTACATCCTTTTGCTTTGATTTCGTACTCTTACTTATTGATGTTATATCTATCTTCTGTCCTACCTTTAGTTTTCTTGGATCACCCTTATACCCTAACTGTTTCCACTTATTTGAGTCACCAAGTTGCTTTTTCGCTAATCCTCCAAGTGTATCTCCCTTTTCAGCAACTGCATATGTTTTTCCATTTTGAACAACTGTTTTCCAATGACCTGTTGGATCAAAATACATAATCGGCTCATTATGACAGTAAGTATATAGATTCAAACTAAGTGGGTCTTTCCTAT